CGGCCTCGGTCGCCCCGACCGCGATTCGCGCGACGCTGTTGGCGATCTTGCTGCCGGTCTCGATCGCATCCTGTGCGATCGCACGAACCGACATCGCGAACTGGACGAGGCGGAATGCCTTCTCGGCAGTCGCGAGCGCCTGATAGCCGCTCGATCCCTCCTTGAAGAACCCCTTGGCCGCCGCGGTCATGTCGCCGAACGCGCTGATCTGCTGAGACGATGACCGCAGCGAGAAGAGCCGGTTCTCGCGGTCGATCTTCTTCTGATCGTCGCCGGCCGCATCGATCGCCGCCTTGTGTGCCTCCTGCAGCTTGGCCTGGTCAGCGTAGTAGCCGGTCATGATGGTCAGCGCGTCGCCAATCGCCGAGCCGACATTGCCGAACGCATCGGCCATGCCCTGCGCGGCGCGCTGCGCGGTCTGGTCGATCCTGTCGAACAGATCTGCCGTGGCGCGCAGCTCGGCATTGAGCGCCGCCTGCTTTTCGACGACCTGCTGTGCACCGACCGCAATCGCGACCTGCTGCTCGATATATGCCGCGCGGTCGCCGGGATTGTACTTCTGCGCTTCCTGCGTGGCCTTCAGCGTGGCAAGCGCGCGCACCCGCTCCATGTCGGTTGCACCGACGAGACGAAGCTCCTCACGCATTTGGGCCAGCCGATCGTTGCCGGATGCCATGTCGGTGTTGAACTGCGCGCTGCGCTCGGCCGTGGTGAGATCCGCGCGCGCCGCGCGCTGGTCGGCCAGCGCCTTGGTCGCACGCTCGGCATCGGTCGTCAGGCCACGCGTACGGGCAGCCTCGATAGCGGCAAGCAATGGCAGATCTGCGATCTGATCCTTGACCAGCTCGGCCGCGCGCATGGCGGGAACAAGACCAGCCGCGACCTGCCCGTTGACCAACATCTGCGCCGCGGCCTGTTCGCGTGCGGTCGCGGTCGACTTCGCGACGTCCGATACGCGCTGTGCGATCGCGAGGCGCACCTGGCGGTCGACGGACGCCTCGATGTCGGCCCGCTGCTTGATCGCCTTGCTCTCGGCCTTCACGCGGGCCTCGGCGATCAGCGCCGCGGCCCCGGAGACGCCATAGGCATCCGCCAGCTTGTACAGGTTGCGGATCTGCGCCTCGATCGCCTCCGAGTCGCGCACGAGCGACGCCGCATGGCTGTCGACGGGCGCCTTCTTCGGCGTGCGATCTGCCTTGATCTCGTTAGCCTTCTTCAGCAGCCGCTCCTGCGACTTGCTGATGATGTTCTCGGCAGCGGTCGCGAAGAACCTGTTCGTCCCATTGACGACCTGCCCGGCACCCTGCGCGTAACCCTTGCCGAACGCCTTGCCGAGGCTGCTGCCGGCACTGGTCACGGCCGTGGCGGCGTCACTCTGGCCCATGGCCTTCAGGATTGCGCCTGCGAAGTCGCTGATCGCGCTGCCGATCGACTTCAGCCAGCCGGCCACGCGATTGTAGATGGCATTGAAGATCTGCGCGATGCCGTTGCCAGCCCACTGGGCCGCGGCCACGACGGGAGCAAAGAACTGGGCGACGGCCGTGGCTGCGGCCGAGACGTAGGCCGACACCGACGTCGAGATGCTGCTCCACAGCTCGACGATCGCGGCATAGGTGCCGGTGAACGTGCCATAGATCGAGGCGAGGAAGCCCTGCACCTGCTGCGCGTCGTTCGGCGAGAACAGATAGTCCATGAGCGACTTGCCCGACCCGCCAAGGTTGAGCCCGTCGGTGATCGTCTTCCAGACGCCACCAACCATGTCGCCGGTCGTGATCGACTGATCGCCGAGCTTCTTCATCTCCTTGGACGTCAGCCCGAGACCCTCGGCGAACCTCTTCATGCCGGCGTCTTCGTTGATCTGCTCCTTCCACCGGTATAGCGCGACGCCGGCGACGGACGCGACCGCGATCGCGGGAAGGAACGCGACGGCAAGGCCGCCCATCTCGGCTGCGAAGCCCTTCACGCCGCCTTCGGCCATCTGCGCGACCTGAAAAATCTGGCCCGCCTGACTGGCGAAGATCTGGAACGGCGCAGCGCCCATTGCCGCCATGGTGGCGACGTCGTTCAGCTGGAAGGACAGCTGCGTCAGCGTGCCTTTGCCCTTGCGAGCGACGCGGTCCATGTCGTCCTGCGCCTGCGTGCTTTGCCGCAGGCGGCCGGTCAGCACCTCTTGCTGGCGAGCATATTCCGCGGGCGCGGTCGCACCGACGTAATAGAGGCGGGTCGACTCCGCGATCTGGTCGTTCAGTTTCCTCGTCGCGGCATAGAGGGGATCGGTCGACATGCGCAGCTGCTCGGCTGCGGCCGCATCCGCAACCTGGGCGTCATGCGACGCGCGCACGGCCGACGCCAGCTGACCATGCTCGCGCGCTAACTGCTCGGCCGCCAGCCCCTCGAGGCGCAGCGCGGCCGCATTGGCTTCGCGCTGTGTGATCTCTGCGGCTGCCTGCTGCTCGTTATAGTCGCGCATGCCTTGCTTCGCGCGGGCTTCGAACATCGCGCTGGCGATCGCAGCCTGACGGCGGGCCTGCGCATCAAGCGCAGCAGCTGCGGCAAGGCTTGCCGCCTCTTCCTCGCGCAGCGCCACGACACCAGCTTTCACGCGGGCCTCGAACATCTGGTGAGCATAGGCAGCTTGCCGCAGGGTCTCCGCCTGAGCATCTGCCGCTGCCGCAGCCTGGTTGGTCGCCGTGACCAAGGCCAGCTCTTCGCTGCGGATCCGCCCGGCAAGCTCGGTCAGGCCAAGCTGTTGCGCTTCGAACGCTCTGAATTCGGCCGTAGCACTACGGACCTCCTCTCGAGTTTTGCCAAACACGCTGTTCTGACGCTCGAGCTGGCGCGCCATTGCCTCACCGGCCTTCTCGACCCGTGCGAACTCTCGCGCTGCGTTGGCACCCTCGCGGGTCGCTGCGGCGCCGAAATTGGCAACTGCGCTGGTGGCGCCGGCAAGCTTGATCCCACCCGCAGCCGCCTCAATACGAGCGGAGTTGCGGATGAAGTCTTGCGTCTCGGAGCTGAACATCTGGCCGAAGCGCAGCAGCTCCGCGAACGCACCTTCGGTGTTGAGGATGAAGCCAACCTCTAGGGCGGCCGCGCCGTCGTCATCAATCATCGCGGCCTCCTTTCGAGGGTCAGCCCAACACGGAGCGGAGCTTGGCTTCTTCGATCTCGCGCTCGCGCGCGGTCACCTCTGCGCGCCACGGAGGCGGGCAGGTTTCGACGTCGGCCTTGTGGCTTTCGGCGAGGTAGGCAGCAGAGAGGCGGCGGATCAGCCGAGCCTCCCATGGCTCGAGATCAACGGCAGTACGTTCGCACCACGCGTTGATCTCGAGCCATGACAGCGGGACGGCGCCCATTCCGGCCGCCTGGGTCAGGCCGATCTCGATCAGCCGGTCGGTGATATGCGGCGCAGGGTTGGGCGGCATAGGCGGCACGATCTTGTCGCGCTTCATCTTCTCAATCCGGCTGAGCCGGGGAGCAGGTGATTCTTCTACGAACTTGGCTCGCCGCGATCGAGGGTCCGGCTTTGGCGTGGCCTGAAGCCACGCCATATGCCGAATATAGAGGGTCAGGCCGCTTTCGAGGCGGCCTTGAAGTTTCCCCAGTCGGCGACAAACTTCGTCACCTGGCGGGTGATGTAACCGATGCCCTGATCGGCGTATGCGGCGCGGAACATGTCCTGCCCGGTGAGACTGGCCCCTTCGGGCTGATAGTCGAAGTTCTCGAACGACACGGTGATCGCGGCGAGATCCTCGGCCGTCTCGGCGATGCGCTCTTCTTGGGTCGCCGCGGTGATCTTGCCATCGTTGTCCTGCATGCGCTTCAGCGCGCGCGCGGACTGGCGCGATTCGACGGCGCCATAAGCGCGGCTGCCAGGGCCATGAAGGTGGATGCGGACGGGGAGCTTGCCCGCTTCGTCGGCGTAGAGCGGCTCGCCGGTGGGGCCCTTGACGTGCAGGGCGGCAGTGGCGGCGACTGCGAGCGAGGCGATGTTGAGCAGCTTGGTCATGAGATAGTCCTTCGCGGGAGGATGGTGCGCCAGCCCGGCTCGCGACCCGCGACGACGGGCCGAGCTGGCGCATAAGGACCGGCGTCGCGGGCGCCGGGTAGGGAGGGGGTCAGGTGGTCGGCGCAGCGACCTTGACGATCTTGGTGCAGATCTCGATCGTCGGAGCGCCAGTCAGCATGCTGTCGGCACCGTCGGCGGTTTCCGGCATGCCGAAGTTGCGGCCGCCGAAGTAGCGCTTGGCGCCGTCCGGGTAGGTCACGCGGAACGAATAGAGCTTCTGGCTCTCGTCATCGGCCGACGTCTGCATGATCGCCTGGCCAGCGTCGGAGCTGTCTAGCGCCATCGAGGGCTGCAGCGCGCCATAGTCGGCTGAGCCCTTGAACTTCTGCTTGGCGCCCTTGAGCGGCTGGAATTCGACCTTGGCGAAGCTGGCGCCGATCGAGCCAAGCTTTTCGACCTGGCCGACATCGGTAAAGGTCAGGGCGGCGTAACCGGTGGCGTCGGCAGTCGCCGGCGACGTAACGGAGATCGCAAGCGCGGAGCCTGCGGCAGTCTGTGAACCCATGGTGATGATCCTCGTAACTTAGGTACCGGCAGGGCCGGCGGGGTGTCGCCCGCCGGGCGGCGGGCGCGCGGGTTAGGCGGCGGGCTTGCCCTTCGGGTCAGCGGCAGTGTCGACGGCCTCGACCAGCCCAGCGGCTGCGAAGTTGACAAACTCGCCCTCGGTGAAATCGTGGGTCTTGCCAGCGTCGAAGCGGCGCTCGGTGCCGGCGTCGGTGAAATCGCGGGTCGCCTTGCCGCGGATCGTCTTTGGCTTGGTGTCGGACATGGTAGGTTCCTTTTCTCTCACGCTGCCGCGTCGAAGCTGACGCGGAAGTCTTGGGTCTGCTCGAAGCTGTTCGCCGGACCGCCGACATCAGGGCCGGTGCCAGCGGTGAG